TTAAGTACAGCAGCTTCTGGAGCATTCTCTATACCAGACTGAGCACGGACACCTTCTAGATAAGAGTCAACTAAAGTTTTATTAAGACCAGCTTTGTTCAGCTGTTCATACATTTCATCAGTTAACGTACCGTTATTCTTTTGAAAGTGCTCGTTCATAGCGAACGGGTCTATCTCGTTGCTTTTGAAAACTTCTCCAAGGTTATCACCATAGAGTTCATTAGCAGTTTCATAGTTAACACTACCATCCTCTGAGTAATACTGAGGTTCTGTAGCTTCTTCTTCTTTAGACTCTTCTCTATTTATAGTATCAAGCTTATCTTTTGAACCAAGTTTAGATTCAAGTTCTTTATAAGCTTTCTCTAAATCTTCAGTTGTCTTATATTTACCAGCAAGAAGTTGATCTTGCTCGGCCATCATCTTTTCACCAACCTCTAGATTTTCAGCGTCTCT